CATGAACGAGAGCAACAAAAAACAGCCCCTCAAAATATATGAGAGGCTGTTTTAAGAGATAAATAATCACCTCCAGATGATCTGTTATGCGACAGACAAGAAGCCTGTCTCAATGGCATCGAGTTGGGAACCAACCCAAGGAAGCGAAGTCCCTGGATTGATTGTGAAATCAGTCAGGTTGTATTGCAAGGCAAAACCGAGATCGATTTCAGCAGAATCGTAATTCACCCCAGATAGTCGCACTGTGTGTTTCAGACCTGTGGGTGAGTTCTGACCTCGTGTCGTCTGACTTACGACAACGAAGTTTGAGACGTTCTCAGCCCCAGTGTAATTGGTGAGACCAGCCGTCTGACGTTGAGCAGCAGCAATTGTGGTCATCCCTGTAGTGGTGTCATCATCTGCAAGGACAGAGACAGTCCCAAGCCACTGTTCAAGAGCACCAGCAGTGTTGGGACGTAGGAGATCCAAACGAGCATTGCGGGTATCATCATCAGCGACCAAGATCTCGGATACAGGCATCTTAGCAGACGCAGAAGCTGTGAAAGCGCAACCGATAGAGAAGCGTTCTGGGGCTTCATAATCGTTGGGATTGGAAGCCAGTGTAAGTGTGCGAGCCAGAGATCCGTTTACATAAACCTTCAGTTCCAGAACCAGAGATGTGGCTTTGTAATGGAAATCAACAGAGTTGACTTTATCCGAAGTGAACAAGATCGAAGTAGTTCCAGCGATTGATGTATCACCATCGTAAAGCGTGCAAGATAGCTGGGCAGCAGATGTGCCAGCAGTTTTTCGAGCCACAAAAAGAAGAGCACCATTTGGATCATATGCCTGACAGAACACAGGAGACTGTGTGAAGTTCGTTCCATCAAAGGAAAAGCGATAATGAATCCAAGTGTTATCTCCCGCAGATGGAGCAAACGTCGGAGAGTTCAGAGTTTCATCATTTGTAAGAGCGATAGAGTATGGAACTCGGGCGCTATCAAATGTGCCAACAACAGAACCCGCAACCGAAGTGGGCCAATGAGCAATGTTGTTAGAGCAAAAAAGAATATTGGGCATTGGTTAGGTTCCTTTATGGGGCTTTAGGATCTTGCATCTGAGTAGAAATCTACTTTGAGTTCATCAGCAAAGCTATGGTTGGTGGATGATATACCAAAAAATCTCATAATCACTCTTATTTTTCTAGTGTCAGCTGGGACAGCTTCTAATTCAGAAGTCATTTTTTCCCAGAAATTTCTTTGAAATGCGTGCTCAGGAGTTTCAACAAAACCAAGGGAGACATCTGAAGCATCTAGAAATTCAAGACGCATCTGAGTTCCATCAGCAGAAACACGGGACTGACCCCAATAGCTGAACATGACATAGAGATTGTCGTTATCGATATCAGTTGCCAGACCACCAGCAAGTGTAACCACTTGATTCATTGTGGCATCATCTGGGTCATTGTCACCATTGAAGAAGTAGGAACCAGATTCGACAATGGTCCCACTAACTTCTGGATCAGAATCATCAGCAGAGACAGATCCTGTGGTTACAGTCCACCCAGTCATATCACCATCTTCAGCACTGTGATTCACGATGGTTAGAGAAGAATCATATGCAGGTTGCCAAACAGCATACGCTTCAAGATCAAACCCTGTGACGGTATCCTCTTGATGGAGACCAGTGATGGCATAAACAGGTAGAGACATAGTATCCAAACGGTCTTCAACCCACATCCCTGAAGCTACAAAACTTACAGTAGACATGGCATCAATTCGATCAATTTGACCTAGGCCAGTGAGAGCATAGTTACTGGGTGTCATCATGTTAATCTGACCTTGTTGGGTCAGACCAGAGATGGCGTAAAAGGTAAATTCTTCCACTCTGACAGGTTCGATCAGAGATGCTGTAATACCATTGGATGATGCAGTATCAGTCCCAAGCTCATTGGTCACAGTCACATCACAAGTGATCTCAACTTGATCAAAATCCAGAGATGTTGTGATTACATTTGAGGTTTCACCATCAATATCTACACCATCACCTTGCCATTGATATGTGGCATCAGGTTGAGGAGATCCTATGAAAACACCTGGGTTACAGGTGAGAACAGACGGGATCTTGAAGCTACCAGAAACAGATGGATCAGTCGTAAATTCTGGAGCAAAACGACTGATACGAATAGCAGTTTGTGGTCCAAGAATGGAAGAATGACCTCGTTCACCTTCCATGATGGAAGGATTGATATGCTGAACTCTAACAGCATTGGGATCAAAGACTTTTTGAGTATTGCTCATAAGATCTTACCTCTTCTTTTTGGTTCAGCGAAGAGCACCAGCAACAGAGAACTTCGCATTACCTGTGGCAAGAATCCGAATGTCAGGCATGTTTGCACGGGGCAAACGAACTACGTTTGAATCAAGAACTGTGTAGGAAGCTTCAGATGGAGTGAACCATTCATCTGCATCATTCTTGGCTTGAAATTGAACATTACCAGTTCCGACAACACATGTGATGTTTAGATCAACAGCCGATGGACCAGCAGCAAAAGCGATAACTGCAAGATCTGAGGCGGTATACCAAACTGGTGTGCAGGTGTAATTTGTGGTGCAGACAGCAGACATTTGCTTTCCAGTCTAAGTTAAGGTTATAGAGCAATAATCTGCTATCGCTTAACATAAGACAAGGTATTCAGGCAATGCTGACACTTACCGCTGTTCGTGAAACCCTACCTGCACAACATCGTCAGAATATTACTCAGGATATGGTCGATCAACTTAATGCGTTGTCCAATGATCCTGATGAGGCAAGATACATCCGAGACAACTTCGTTTCGTTCTCAGGTGTCCTTATGGAAGGGCGCTACAAAGTCGGAGATTATGTTCGAGCTGTGATGTATGTCAGCCATAAGATCATGGGCAAAACCAACCTAGAATCTTACAAAGCAACCTTCCCAGATCGACATGCTGCAATGGTTGCCAGAGGCAAAGCAGTCAAAGATATTGCTTCGATTGTGACGGCCTACAACAAAGGTTCATTGGTCACGAAGATTCAAGAGAGGGCTATGGTCCCAACTTGGATCCTAAATCAGGATGTCTTCCAAGCAGCAATCAACACTCAGTATGAGTTGATGATGGATGTGTTGGTCAGTGACAAAGTGAGATCTGATGCAGCAAACAGCATTTTGACCCACCTTAAAAAACCAGAAGTTCACAAAGCTGATCTGAAGATTGAGATCGGTATGAACGATGGTATGAAAGCTCTTGAGCGTAATCTTGCAGAACTCAGCAGACAGCAGCTTAAGATGATTCAAGAAGACCCAAATGTGACAGCAGCAGATATTGCAGGTCACTCTATGAAGACGATTGAACATGCTCCAGACGACTGAATTTAAACCAAAAAAGACTGTTGATGACTACCTCAATGAGGTTGATTTTCTGATTCTCAATGAGAACGGAGGATACATCCCTAGTGAGTTTTCATTGAAATTTATGAACTTTATTAAGCTCGTAAATGGCGATATTGGTGAAGACAACAAAACACCAGTCATGCACTTGGCAATGTTGGATAGACTTGCTGGCAAACACAAGAAGATCGCAAATTTATGCGCACGAGGGACAGCCAAAACCACTCTGTTTATGGAGTATTTGGTTCTGTATATTGCTGTGTTTGGAGAACTTCCAAACTTCGGAAAAGTCACCGGGATGTTGTATATCTCAGATTCGATGGACAACGGTGTTAAGTCGGCCAGAGAATCAATCGAGTTCAGATATAACAATTCTGAGTTTCTTCAGACATGGTTGCCTAAAGCGAGATTCACAGAAAACTACATCGAGTTTAGAAACAAAAGTGGTGGTAGGTTAGGTGTGAAAATGTTCGGTGCCAAATCTGGTATCCGAGGCACAAAGATCTTTGGTAAACGACCAGTCTTAGCTGTGATGGATGACTTGGTTTCAGATGCTGATTCCAAATCTAAAACAGCAATGCAAGCGATCAAAGATACTATCTACTCTGGTGTTCAGTATGCACTGGACCCAACACGTAACAAGATGATCTTGAACGGGACACCCTTCAACAAAGAAGACATCGTGTATTCAGCCATTGAATCAGGAGCTTGGCACGTAAACGTATGGCCGATCTGTGAGAGATTTCCTTGCTCAAAAGCAGAGTTCAAAGGTGCTTGGGAAGACCGCTTTACCTATGAATATGTGCGAGAGCAGTATGAATCAGCATTGCTTGAGGGTAAGCTGAAAGACTTCCGACAGGAGCTGATGCTTAGGATTTCGAGTGATGAATCTCGTCTGGTTCAAGATGCTGAAATTCTATGGAAACCAAGAGGACCGATCTTACAGAAAAAGCAAAACTACAACTTCTACATCACCACTGATTTTGCCACATCTTCAAAGCAAACAGCAGATTACTCTGTGCAGTTTGTGTGGGCATATGACAACGAATCGAACTGGACATTGGTCGATGGGGTTGTGGAACGACAGATGATGGATAAGTCCATCAATGATCTGTTTGGTTTTGTGGAGACATACGATCCTCAAGGTGTGGGTATTGAGATCTCAGGACAACAGCAAGGGTTCATCCCGTGGATCCAGAACGAGATGAATTACAGAGAGATTTTCTTCAACCTTACGAACCAAAAAGGAAAACCCGGTATCAGACCAGCAACAGACAAACTGTCACGTTTTAACATGGTGGTTCCTCTGTTTAAGGCTGGAAAGATATTTCTTGCTGAAGAAATGAAGAAGAGCAAGATGATGGGAACTGTCGTTGAGCAGATTGCTCTAGCAACTGTAGACGGAATCAAAGGCAAAGATGACTGCATCGACGGTATCTCAATGCTTCAATACATGAACCCATGGACACCATCTTCTGAACCTATTGGTGATGATCTTGGTTCAGGACCACGATCCCAACAAGTTTGGGGTAGCAATGAACTCATGTCAGATGATACGGATCAAACAAGTTTCGGATCGTATGTAGTTTAAAATTTCAATATTTTCGACAAAGGAAATCTACCATGGTCACGTTTGAAGCATTCATGGAAAGACTGGCTCATGGTCAACTGAAGAACACAGCAGCAGTTGATGAATCCAACCTTGGAGTGATTTGCCCAGAATACATCGATACCATTCTCAGTCTCACAAACCAGGGAATGACAGATATCTCGACCCGGATCCCAGTGTTCAAAGCAGAGGTAGATCTGACATTTGTTGATGGTCAGTTTATCTACCCGTTGGTTGAAGCTCAGGTTGGGACAACTCTGGTAGAAGATACTGGAGAAGCATTCTTAGATGATCGATTTATCAAGATCATCGATCTCTATGATGCAGCGGGAGTGCGACACAACATCAACACTGATGGTCATATTATGACCCCAGCATTCAACACTCTTCGATTCACAAAGGTCATTAAGACCTCCATGATCGAGAACGCTACAAAGCTTGGAGTGACATCGCATGTCAGGATCAGGTATCAGCAAAAAGCTGCTACGATCATTGCAACTGATTCGATCAATCTTCCTCCTAACCTTCTGTCAGCATTACAACTTTTTGTTGCATCTCTGTATCTGTCCCACATGGGCGGAGAAGAGCATTCACAAAAGGGTGATAGCTACTTCGGAACATACCTTGGATACTTGGGTGTTGATGTAGAAAGAGATCTCAGCTCCACATCTGAAGTTGAAGAAGTCACAAAATTTGAATCTAGAGGTTTCGTTTAATGTCACAAAATGACCCGAACCTCATTGGAGAGGTGTTCAATCAGCAAGCAACCATACTGACCTTCTTTGGAATGTTAGGTGGGTCTGTGCGTGCTGTAGTGCTGAAAACTTCTTGGAGAGAAGGGCTTCGTGTGATTTTTGTTGGGGGTGCAGTTGCTTTTGGTGTAGGCGTCATAGGGCCAGTATTGATGAAGCCATGGATCGGTGATCTTCCTGATGAGATGGCTGGAGCACTTGGAACTCTGACTGCTGCATCATTTTTGATTGGTCTTGTCGCAGTGACCCTTGTTGAGAGATTCATCTCCGGGCCAACTTCCGACAGAAATGAGGGAGAAGAACAGTGAGTGAGGTTCATCCGCACACAAAGGTGTTCAGAGCTGAAAAGACTACAAAGAATGTCGATGACCTAAAAGTCATGATTGTTGGATCTGTTACAGCTATTCTTATGTTGTTGATTATGCCTTTGATTTCTCAAGTATGGGATTCAAAGTTTGCTCCTCGACCCTTTGTGACAGCGACGTTGGAGATCATCCAAACTGATAATTATCATCGTCCAATGATCTTGTATGATGCTGATGCCAAACAATCTTCGTCAGCTACATGGATAGCTACAGTGCATGACGCATCTGGAGCACGTCTATCAACAAGACGTGGTGATGGTGACTACGATGTCAAAGAAGACAATCCACGCTTATGGACATGGGAAGCATTCTTTGAAGATCGTGAAGGTAGTTTTCCTCCTTTGGTTCCAAACCGTCCATTTAAGATCTGTATACGGTTTGTATCCATAGCTAGAGATTCAGGTGTGATCGATGAAACACCAGTGTCTTGTAGTCCATTATTTTACCCTGAAGCTAATAGCTGGGAAGGGTATTACAGTGTTGAACCCATTGATAATAGGGAATCTTACCGATGAACTTTCCACGTTCCACACGAGATTTTCAGATCCGTTGTAACTCTTTGGCTCTTATTGATTCTACAGTGCTCAAAGTGGACGGTATGAAGGGACCAAACACTCGAAAGCAGATTGCTCATGCGATGGAAGTGCTTGGTCTTCAAGACAAAGAAGATCTGTTCGATCCTTCTGGTATCACACGTGTCCACTGGCATTGGTCGGTTACAAATTACACTGTGACGCAACGAGCCAAGAAGCACTACAACCGGGTCTACGACTACGAGGGCAATCAGTATGATGGTGGTGCGCTTCCACAGCAGCAAGCCTTCTACCAGCCCGGAAAAGTGGGTGTAAGCCACACTTTGAGTGCGAACACTGGAGCCATTGGTCTTGCTTTCATTGGCATGGTCGGTGCGAAAGCAGACTGGGGTTCACGTGTTGTAGACCAAGGTAAGTGTCCTTTGACCTGGGAAGGTCTGGATGCAATGTTGGAAGACACTGCTGAATTCTGCCATAAATTCAATATCATCCCATCTCCATGGACAACATTGAGCCATTCTGAAATCCAAGGAAACATTGGTTTACGTCAGAAAGGTAAATGGGATATTGATGTTCTCCCAGATAATCCAACAAAGCTTCTGAGATCAAAAGAAGCAGGTGATATTCTAAGAGCACGTATGATGGAGAAGTTTTGGTGATCAAGTGGAAGCTTTACCTGTTTGTTGGTCTGCTGGGAGTTATAGTTGCTCTCGGTGGACGACTTGCATGGAACCATTACCAAGAGCTAAAAGATGAGAATAAACGTCTCAACACACAGATCGAAGTGATTGAGATCAATGTTGATTTGCTTGAAACATTGCTGGAAGATGAGAAAAAGACTAGGGAAGCAGCCCAAGAAGCTCTTAATGCTCTGTTAGAGGATGTTCCTGATGAAGTTTTTCAAACCACTCTCCCACCTGAAATCCAAAGTGTTATTGATGGTTTCCATAGTCGGATTCGCAACAATCCTTAGTGGTTGTGAAGACATCCAATCGATCAATCTCAGTGCAGGTTTAACTGACCAAGTGTATGAACCTTCTCCAGTTTATGCGGGAAGGCCCACATCTGTTGGAACATTGACACAAGCATATATCCAAAATACTGAAGGTTTACTGAATGCCAACGCTCGCTTGGAGCTACTGTGCAAAGCTCACAGGCGTTGTGAACAGTAAAAAACTGACGATTTAGGAGCTGATCGTGAATTACTCTGACCCAGATAATATGATCGAAAACGACACCACAGATTTTAGTCGTAAGACCGACAACGATCCTGTGTCAGAGCTTTATAATCCCAAAGACCTGAACAAGGATAGTGAGGATAAGCTCACACAATGGGCAAATGAGCCTTCGATTGGAGATCTCAAAGGAGATCTTGAATATGCTCGTCAAGAGAACACAGATCAACGTGGAAACGTAGATGGATGGTTGGCTCTTCGTAATGCGACAGGTAGTGAGTCTGGTCGCAAAGGAACGAAGGTCTCTCCGGGCAGATCGAGTGTTCAACCAAAACTGATTCGTAAGCACAACGAGTGGAGATACCCAGCTCTGTCAGAACCATTTCTGAATACTGAGCGGATGTATAACGTCGAGCCTCGAACTTTTGAGGATAAGGCAAAAGCTGACCAAAACCAAATCGTCATCAACTGGCAATTTGATACCAAAATCAACAAGGTAGACTTCATTGATCGAGTTGTCCGTAAGACAGTCGATGAAGGAACTTGTGTGGTTCGTGTTGGTTGGGAACGAAAAACTGAAAAAGTCAAAGTTGAGAAACCAATTTATGACTACATCCCTATGGATATGGGAGATGAAGAAGGTATGGATATGTTGGCTCAAGCCACTGAGATGTCTCAGGCTGATCCAGACGCATGGGAAAATGATCCTTCAATCTCAGATGAACTCAGAGCAGCCGTTGAATACGGTCTTGAACACCAGGAAATGGTTGTTGCTGAACATGTAGATGATGAGTGGGTTGAGGAATCCAGAATCACTTATAACCAGCCTTCTTTGAAAGTCTGTAATGTCGCAAACTTCTTCGTAGATCCTTCGTGTGAAGGTGAATGGGAAGAAGCAAAATTCATGATTTACACTTATGAATCAACTGAATCAGATCTCAGAAAGAAGAAGGTTTACAAAAACCTGGACAATGTGAACTGGGGTGCAAACACCATCCAGTCTCAGACAGGTGATCCGAACCATGAATCAACAACACCTCAAGCCGACGGTCGTATGCACTCAGCTAAGACCAAAATCTTGGTCTATGAGTATTGGGGTGAATGGGATGTAAACAAAGATGGGGAGACTGTCCCAATCTCTGTGACCTTCATCGGTGATACAATCATTCAGATGACTGAGAATGTCTTCCCAGATAGGAAGCCACCTTTCGTCATCATCCCATATATGCCTATTTCTGGTTCAATCTGGGGTGAAGCTGATGCTTCGCTATTGCAGGATAACCAACGTGTTTTGGGTGCTGTAACTCGGGGTATGATCGATCTCCTTGGTCGATCTGCAAATGCTCAGTCTGGGTATGCCAAAGGATTCCTTGATCCTGTGAACCGTAAGCGGTTCGTGAATGGGGAAGACTTTGAATACAATCCAAACAATGATCCTCGGATTGCTCTTCAACAGCTTACATATCCAGAGATCCCAAACTCTGCACTTCAAATGACACAGCTACAAAATGCTGAAGCTGAAGGTTTGTCTGGTGTGAAAAGCTTCTCTGGAGGCATCACAGGTGAAGCTTATGGTCGTGTTGCACGTGGTATCTCTGGTGCCATGGATGCAGCAGGGCAGCGTGAGATGAGTATCTTACGTCGTATCGCTGAAGGTATGCGTCTGATCGGTCGTAAGATTATCTCAATGAATGCTCACTTCTTGGAAGAGAAAGAGATCATTCGCATCACAAACAAAGAGTTTGTGGAGATCAATCGTTCTGAACTTGCAGGTAATTTTGATCTGATTGTGGATATTTCCACGGCTCAGGTTGATGAACAGAAATCTAACGATCTTGGGTTTATGCTTCAAACAACTGGTCCTGAAATGGATCCAGGTTTGATGAAGATTATTCTTTCTGAGATCGCAGATCTGAAGCGTATGCCTCACTTGGCTGAGAAAATTCGTGCATATGAGCCTCAACCAGATCCAATGCAGCAACAGATGATGCAGCTTGAGATGGAAGAGAAGATGGCAAACATCGCTCTTCTTAAAGCTCGTGCTCTTGAAGCTGAAGCAAAGGCTGAAGCTGAAGCATACAAAACACATGATGAGGCCACAGGTGCTGCACACCAGAAGAAAGTGGAAGCACAAGGTGCTCAAGCACGTGGGAACCGTGATCTTGAAATCACTAAAGGTCTGTTGGCTGGTCAAACTCCTGCTGGGAATATTGAAGCAGCAGTTGGATTTAACACGCTTGTTGAAAATGCTGATCGGAATCAAGGTGCAAGTGTATCTGAACCTCAAGCACAACTCGCAGCTCCTATAGGCCGTCCACCAAATCCTGAGCAAACAGCTCCAGGTCTTGAGATGGCACCTCTACAATCGGCCCAAGGCTTACCTGTGAGATAACTGCTTGCTTTGGTTCATGAAGCTAAGATACTGAAACGACCATACTAAAACATATCAACCACAAAGGACGTGGCAATGAGCAATCTAATTTACGACCAATATGAGGCTGATGGTTCTGAGGAACCAGTGGAGCTTACCTTCGATCAATACGCTGAAATGAAAGCGATGTGTGAAGAGATCGTCCGCCAAGCCAAAGCCGCTGAAAAGCTGGCAACTATCCCCGAATTTCAAGAAGTTGTCATGCAAGCATATTTCGAGAAAGAGCCTGCTCGTCTCGGTCTGTTGATTGCAAGTGGACGACTTCCAGACAAACAAGTTGATAAGGTCATAGAAGATCTGAAAGCAATCGGTTCTTTGAACATGTTCTTGAGTGAGTATGTTCAAAAAGGCATCACAGCTCAAAATGAACTGGCAAGCCTCGAAGAAGCTTGGGATGAAAAAGTTGAAGGGGCGATTGCATAATGGCTACTCTTGATGGTGATGACCTTAAACTGAATCCTGATGACGAGATCACTTCTGGTGAAGAAGGAGAAATCCTGAATCCAGAAGGAGAAGAAGGCTCAGACAGTGAAGATGAGATCCTCGATTTGGACAGCATGTCTGATGAAGATTTTCTGGCTCTGGATCCAAAGAATCTCCAAGAAGTTGTTACGGAAGAAGAGCCAGAACAAGAAGAAGGTGATGGGGATGACGATCTTGATTTGGATAAAGCAAAAGGTGATCCAGATCCTGCTAATGCCGGAACTGATCCTGACGCCAAGTCCAAAACAGTTTCTGATGATCCAGCAAAAAATGCTGACAAATCAGATCAAGGGAAACCGGACAAATCAGCCGGAAAAACCAAACCAAAAGATACGAAAGACCCAGAAGCAGACGTAAAATCTGGAGCTAAGTCTGAGGATGATCCAAAAGCGGTAACTCCAAAAGAGACCCAACAAGCCTTGGATTTCTACAAGGAAGTGACAGCACCTATCAAAGCTGATGGTCGTGTAATTCAGATTCGATCACCTGCTGATGCTGTTCGTTTGATGCAGATGGGAGTGAACTACTCTCGTCGTATGGAAGAGATGAAACCTCTTCGTGCGATGAATCAGATGTTGGAAAACAACAAACTGAATGATCCAAACAAGCTGAACTTCTTGATCGATGTATCCAAAGGTAATCCTGAAGCAATCAAGAAGCTTTTGCAGGATCACAGTATCGATCCTATGGATATCGATGTCTCTGACAAAACCACTCCTTACAAGGCCACCAACTACCAAGGTGATCCAAAGGATGTCGCGTTTGATGAAGCAATCCGAACCACTGTGGAAAGTGAACTAGGGAAAAGTTTGATTGGAGATATCAACCGAGAATGGGATGATACCTCTAAGGATGCACTGCGTGAATCTCCAGAAATACTAAATAATTTACTTGCACAAAAAGAAACTGGAGTTTATTTGAAAATTAAGACTGAGTTGAACTACCAGCGAACATTGGGTTTTTTAACAAATGTTCCGTTCCTTCATGCTTACCATCAGGTAGGCGAAGCGATGCAAAAAGCTGGAGTGTTTGACGCAGCAGAACCAAAGCCACAGAAGCCTGCTCCTGTTGCAACTGGTCCTCGGAAGGCAGCGCCAAAGCCGACTACGGTGAAGCCCAATCCAAACATCTCATCGGCAACTCCCCCGCGTTCTGCTTCTGCATCTGCTGGAAGTAGAAAAGATGAACCGGACTATTCTGCAATGTCGGATGAGGACTTCTTGAAGTTAGCTCCTCCTACATAAAAGAAAGTCCTTTGAGAAGTTTGAAGGATAAACCATGGCACAACTATATAATGCCCCTCCCGGCACTGCTTCGACCGTTGGTCCGCAGTTCAACACCCATTACTGGGATCGCAAATCTCTGATTGATGCTGCTGAACAGATGTTCTTCAGCCCTCTCGCTGATGCGCGCTCGATGCCTGCTCACTACGGTAAAGAGCTGAAGGTATATTTCTATGTGCCTATGCTCGATGATCGCAACGTGAGTGACCAAGGTATTGATGCTGCTGGTGTAACCACAGCAATTACCGAATACTTTGTGACCTACCCTCGTGCTGTATTCTCAGTTGCGAATGCAGGTAAGGCTGCTGCTGTCACCGCTGTCCAAGACAACGTAGGTTCGACTATAACGGCTGTTGCTGGCGCAGATGATTCTGGTGGCACTGGTTTTGCGACGATCACTCTTACAGGTGATCTGACTGCCAAATACCTGAACCAGACCAAGGCCAATGCAGTGACTGCTCTCGGTGGTGGTGCGATTGCCATTGTCGCTGGTGGTAACATGTATGGTTCGTCCAAAGACGTTGGTTCCATCGCAGCTCGTATGCCGACTCTGACAGAAGAAGGTGGTCGTGTTAACCGCGTTGGCTTCACCCGTCTTGAGCGTTCTGGCACCCTACAAGAGCATGGCTTTTTCACTGAATTCAGTGAAGATTCGATGACTTTTGACACCGATTCCGATCTATATGGTCACATGTCGCGTGAGATGGTTGCTGGTGCAAATGAGATCACTGAAGATCTGTTGCAGATCGATTTGCTGACCAATGCTGGCACGATCCAGTATACTGGGACGGCAACCAGTGATGTCACAATGACTGGTATTGGCGCAGATCCCTCTGTGGTCACGTATTCGGATTTGAAAAAGTTGAGCATCATCCTTGATGACAACCGCACGCCGAAGAATACGAAGATCATCAAAGGCTCTTCGATGAATGATACCGTGACGATAAATGCGTCCCGGATCATGTATATCGGCTCTGAGCTTCAGGTGACTGTGGAGAATATGTTCCACACTGTCGGAAGCACTGAAGTCCCAGCATTTGTGCCTGTTCGCAAATACGCTGCTGCTTCGACAATTATGAATGGTGAGATTGGTTCGGTTGGTGACTTCCGCATTATCGTCGTGCCAAACATGATGAAGTGGTCTGGTGTCGGTGCTCTTGAAGGCTCCAACCCCGGTTATTCGGCAACCAATGGTCGCTACGACGTGTTCCCAATGCTTGTTGTTGGTGATGGGTCGTTTGCAACTATCGGTCTTCAGATGAAGAAAGGCGGCAAGCAGAAGTTTAAGATCATCGTGAAGAAGCCCGGTAAAGAGATGGCGACTGTCCAAGATCCCTACGGGAAAATTGGCTTCAGCTCGATCACCTTCTACCATGGCTTCATCGCTTTGCGTCCTGAGCGTCTTGCGATTGTCAAAACCATCGCCAGCGAATAATACTGGTGAAGGCACTCACTAAATGAGGAGGGGGCTGAAAAGCCTCCTCCTTTTTCTTATCAACCAAGATCAGTCTAAGGACGTAACAAATGGATATCAGCGAACTTACAACCTCTGAAGCAATCGAAGCTGTTGAGGCAATGGATTCTGTTGAAGGTCTTCGTGTAGCCGCAGGGTCAATCGGTCTCAAATTCTCTGGGAACACTGGGGAAGCTACACTTCGTGAAAATCTTATGAAGAAGCTTAACGCACAAGCTCCACCTCCACCTCCTGCACCTGAAGATGAAGAAGATCAGGAAAAGGATGATGAAGAAATTGAAGAGGTTGAAGAAGTTGATACCTCTCAGATTGACAAGCTATTTGGTGGCAATGAAGACGAAGTGATCGAAGTTGCCAAAAAACCAAAGAAGAAAAAACCAACCACAGCCAATGATCTGTTGATGATGGATGCAAATGCAGTCGAAGATCCGATTCTTCGTCGTCAGATTGTTCGAGCACAAGCACTTGTTTTGAAGCGTGTTCGAGTCACAAGTCTTGATCCAAATGACTCTCAACTGGATGGTGCGATCTTCACAGTCAGCAACAAGTATACGGGGAAAGTTTCCAAGTATGTGCCATTTGCGGCTGATGGTGACAGTGGTTGGCATGTCCCTCAGATCATCCTCTCACACATCGAAAACGTAAAGTTTGCGATGCGTCGTGAGATCAAAGGTGGTCAATTTGGTGTTAAACGATACAAGACAGTTATGACACCACGCTATTCAGTTGAATATCTACCATCTTTGACTGAAAAAGAGCTGAAAGAATTGGCTGCACATCAACGTGCTTCCAACGCAATCGACCAGTAAGCTTTAAGCTTTCTGGTTCAAATCAAAGACTGAGAGAGGTGTATTAAATGTCAACGCTAGACACAGGTTGCCGTGCTGACACGTTGGCAAACGCGCTATACACCTCTCTCACGTCTGATGCTCCTACCCCTCCTACAGTCGATCTCACAGGGCCTCAGTATACGTTCACTGCTGATAGCACGTCAGATCTCTATGCCAGTATCACAACGGTGACTTTGGCAGAGCTGACACAAGTCGATCTTGATGGTAAAGGGGTCTTTGACCAACTAATGCAGACAGTCGATCTGCATATTCAACGAGAATTCAAAAACAACCGGATTACCGGAAGTCAGTATGCCGAGGTTTACTCTTCTGTGTTGACTGCTGTTCTTGGACAAGCAACTCAGTTTCTTCTGAACAAAGACCAAGCCAGATGGTCTGCGATCACTGCACAGATGCAGGCTCGTATCGCTGAGATTCAGGCTACAGAAGCTCTGATCAATTTGGAAAAAACCAAAGTTGAAACTCAAAAAGCGATTTTTGAAATGCAGAACTCTGGTGCTGAATATGCACAAACCAAGATGAGCACTGCCAATCTCGATGCACAACATTGCTTTATCAAAGCTCAGACAAGCACTGAAACATACAAGCGTAATTTCCTGATGCCTGCTGAACTGGCAATTCAGGAATATCAACGCACCAACATCCTCCCGATCCAGTATGCTGCACAACAGGTCACGGCTGATCGTGTGTTACCTGCTGAAGCTGCTATCAAAGAGTTTGAGAACCGTGTTCTTCAGCCGATTGATCAGGGTATCCAACAATTCCAACTGTCCAGTGTGCTGCCTCTACAGCAAGCCACAGCACAGTATAACTTTGACAACATGCTCCCAGTCCAGCTTGGAAAAGAACAGCATCTGCTGAACTTCCAACTTCCTGCACAAACAGACCTGCTCAAAGAGCAGAAAGAAGTCCAACGTGCTCAAACGCTGGATAATCGTTCTGATGGTATCACTCCGATTTCTGGTTTGGCTGGGAAACAACGCACGCTTATTGGTGAGCAGATTGAATCTGAAAGAGCCAAAACACTGGATACCAGAACTGATGGATCCACTAATGTTGTTGGTTCGATTGGAAAGCAAAAAGATCTGTATACTCAGCAGATTGATAGCTTTGTGAAAGATGCACAACATAAGACAGTGAAGATGTATCTGGATGGATGGATCACTCAGAAAACTCTCGATGAGAACTTGCTCGCACCAAACGAACTAAGTGTGGCAAATGTCAGTGCGATCCTGTTGGAAGCAAAGACCAACAACAACTTGGACTAAAGGAGAGATCAGACGATGGGTCTCTTTAGCGGTAGCAAGAAAATCCAAGTCTCATCCACAGTCTATAATTTGGCTGGGGATGAGGCTGATAGACCAAACTTCCTAAAATCCACATTGTTTTCAGCAGTGATGAACCGCCAAGATGTGTATCTTGGTGAAGTGGTTGTTGGTAACTATCTCAAAGGTCCAGGGATCCTTCAGAGATCATTTTTCAACTATGCTCTAAGACAGGATCTTTCAGGTTTACCTACCTTCTCTGTGAGAACATCGGTCTCAGTCGATCCTGCGGTTGTAGCTCCATTTATTCCTGTTCCTGGTTCACCTTCAGGGTTAGAAACCAGGATTCAAACAGCAGAACTGACAGATGGGGATTTCACTATCTGGGCAGAGCAATACATGCTGGATAACTATGCTTCTGACTTTGCCAGTGATTGGGTGTCAGATTATGATGAGTCAGCCAATGAGATCACCATTCAATTTGAAGGTGGATCTACGGAGACTTTTACGCCTACTGGGTTTGATAAAAACGAACAGTATGTGGTGGCAAACTACTATCAGGTAGTGCCAGCAGCAGAACAATCTTTGGTAATGGGATCTTTAACTGAGGACGTTACCTCAATTCCTGATGTGACAGGTTTTACTTTAGATTCAACGACTAACACAGGTGTGGTGACACATACCCTGAACCAAACAGTGGAAGTTACTACAGAATTTTCCAATGGAGATCCTGATGATGTCGTCACAACTACCCCATCTACAGATGTGGATTTCAACGGAACTCTGAAGATCTACACTCGAACAGATTACACTGGTGGAGATGG